ATCAGAGAACAAGGTCCAAACGTTTGGGTGACAGAATATGTTCCCACAATTGACGGTAATGGTCTCATCGTAGAAGTTTTAGGACCAGACAAAGAATACTAAATCATTCATCATTGTTTAAAACCAAACCTCATGACAAAGAAAAGTCGTCTTACCAAGGAACAGGTGCAAGAGTTGAAAAATGTAATTCGTACAGGTGAACCCATCTGTTTTATTGCTGAAAGACTTGCACCAGTGTACAAAAAACCCGAAACATCATTTCGTGTAACATTGTACAACTTAGCCAAGCGCACGTACAAGATAGCTGAATGGAAAGGTCCAAAGAGACGCAGCAGAAAAGCTGCATCTGTTGAATTGGAGATTTCAAAAGTTATCACCAGAGTTGAAAAGCATAAGGATCACATCAGAATCTACCTTTAATCACATCCAAAACCTCATCACCATGGCAGCTATATTAGTTTATCGCTCCTCTTGGAGCCAAGTTAAACCATTGGTTTACACAGACGATACAAACATTGATTCTGTCAATAGATTGGTTGATTCGATTTTCAAAACGAAGATGCGAACAGGTAGATTGGTTCGTAGTGGCAATAAAATGTACTACCAACCATCTGATGAGTACAAGAAATATGTTGTACGTTTTCGCAGAGTTAAGTAAATTTGTAGTGCCCTGCTCTCTATGAGAGTGGGGCATTTAAAACTTATTACATGGAAAAGACCTACAATTACGTGTTCCATTACAATCACTATACAGGATTGTGGAATGCCATCCCAAGAGAAAAGTATCAGGACTACTTTTCAAAGAAACATGTTCCTGGAGTATTAAAGTCTAGTGAAATGCCTACGTTGATTGAACTCATCAACAAAGGAGAAGACTTTATTAAACGAGTTCCAAAAGAGAAGAAATGAATGTAATCATTTACGATATAGAAACACTCAAAGAGTTATTTCTTGTAGGTGCTTATGTACCAGAAGCAGATACATACTTTGAGTTTGAGGTGAGTAGGTACAATAATGATTTGGACAAGTTTGTAAAATTTACAGAATTGTTCAAAGACCGTTATTGGGTGGGCTACAATAACCTACGATTTGACTCTCAAGTGATTGAGTGGGTATTGAGGAATTATGACTATTGGCATGATTTGTCAGGATTGGAAATCACTGGAAAGATTAGTCAGAAGGCTCAAGATGTAATCCATGATGCAAACTTTGATGTGTTCCCTGAATATAGAGAAAGTGACTTGACTCTCAAACAGTTAGATCTCTTCAAGATCAATCACTACGATAATAAGAATCGTATGGTGAGCTTGAAAAGACTAGAGTTTGAGGAATTCCTTGCTTGAACTATTCAGATAGTAAGATTGGGGATGAGATGATTAAGAAGTTCTACTGTGAGCAGAAGAAGATTGAGTATAAAGAGCTCCCAAAGAAGGGATTCTTCAGAAAATCTGTCAAGGTGAAACATTGCATTGCTAACTATGTAGTATTTCAAACCCCTGAACTGAAAGAATTCCTCAAACGCATCAAAGGTATTGAGCTTGGTATGCAGGATGATTTCAAAGAAGAACTGCATTTCTATGGGAATGTATATTCTTTCATGAAAGGTGGCTTGCACACAGAGAACAAACCTGAAATCTTTGAAGCTGATGATGAATATCTCATCATTGATTGGGACGTGTCTAGTTACTATCCAGCCATCATCATCAATAATGAGCGCTATCCTTTCCATTTGGGTAAAGAATTCCTCCGTGGTTACAAGGAAATGTTTAATAGAAGATTGGAACTCAAGCCTTTAGCTAAGAAAGACAAGCGCATCAAGGGTATTGTTGGTGCACTGAAGCTTGCTGTAAACTCTGTTTATGGTAAAAGCTCAGACATGCAGTCCTGGATATATGACAGACAGCTCACTATGTTCACCACTATTACAGGGGAATTAAGCCTAATGATGCTTATTGAGGCATATGAACTTGCTGGTATTCATGTAATCAGTGCTAACACGGATGGTGTTACAATCAGAATTAAGAAGTCTCTGGTTGACAAAATGCATGAAATCAATAAGTGGTGGTGTGACCTTACAAAGTATGAACTAGAAAGAGCTGATTATCAAAAGATTATATTTTCCACTGTAAATGACTATCTTGCAATAAAAACAGATGGAGAAATCAAGAAGAAAGGCGATTTCCTCACGGATTTCGAGCTTCATAAGAACAAATCAGCAAGAATTGTACCTCTGGCTCTCGAACAATATTTTGTTCATAATATACCTGTTGACCATACTATTAAGTCTCATCTATCTATCTTTGACTTCTGCATAAGACAGAAAGCCAGCAGAGATTTTCATTATGAAGGTATTAATAGAGCAAGTGGTGAGAAAACAATCTACAATAAGCTAATTCGTTATTATGTATCAAATACAGGTGAGAAGCTTCTAAAGGTTAAGAATGAAGATAGTGATAGTGGTGCTGCGGATATTTCTCAAGTGGAAGCTGGTGAATGGTTAGCAACAGTTTGTAATAAACTGAGCAAAGACCATCCTCTGGATAACATCAATTATGCCTATTACATAGAGCGTGCAGAGAAAATCATCAGCAAGATAGAATCTGGTGGTAAGAAACGTAAGGTGGTTGTAAATCCTAACCAGCTTTCTTTATTTTAAGCTTATGGCACGTAAAGCACACCCTAGAGAAAGAGTGAAGAACGAGCTAGCTCTTGTTAGACAAAGAGGCATAACCTTTCCAAGCTATAATCCACTTCCTGTAAGAAAAGATGAAGCTAACCAAGAAATCCTTAATCAGATGAAAAAGAAAGAGGAGAAAAGAAAGAGAGGTAAACGTAAATCTTTTTCCGTGTGGGAATATCGAAAAAACTTAACAACATGAAACTGAGTAAAGGAGATAGATTCAGAGACTACATGGGTAGTCTCTGTTTCATTAGCTACATCAAGGATGATGTAGTGAAGCTTACATTCATACAAACTCCTTCATTTGTAGAAGTTTGGGATAAGAAAGAGTTCATTTCTGAAATCCAGGGCAACAGATTCTTCCAAGAGCCTAAGGTTGTCATTAACAGAAGAAACATACAAGATCATCTTGTTGAATATCAATTGAATATGATTGGTAAGACAACAGATGATATTAAGGATGATGAAGAATGGTATTACAATAACACCATGACTGAAAAGCAACATGAGCTATTTAAAGCATACGCCATTCCCCTGTTGAAAAAGGTATTCAAATTCAATAAAGCTAAGGCTGAGCAGACATTTGAATGGTTCAATCTGGCATACGGTCTTCGCATTAAAAACTAACCCTTATGTTCCCCTACATTTTTATTTCTGTCCTAGTAGCACTATGGGCATGGATGGCCTATGAAATTAGTCGTGCGCCATTTCTTAATAAAAGTGATGAACCTCCTATCACTACTGAATGGCACGATGATGATTATTATCCAGACACAAAACCTTAACTATGAAAAGACTAAAACCTTTCATTAATAACGAGGATTATGAGAGAGAACATCTTAAGGATGTAGTATATTTTATTAAGAAAGGATATTCTCTTGATTCATTGTTCCTCTTGAAGCTCATAGACGAGCAGTTTGACATTGCTCCCATGTGTGAAACAAGCATGAAGATCAAAGCAATGCATCAGAATTTGATCAGAAAAGGGCTCATTACAGAAACAGAAGACAAAATCACCACGCTTGGTAGAGAACTTCTGGTGTTCATTGATACAAAGGAACCAAAGAAGATTGTCAAGAAGAAAGCTGACACTACAGAGTTTGAAGAATGGTGGAAAGTCTATCCAGGTACAGACACATTCACTCATAATGGTAAAAAGTTCTCAGGCAACAGAGGTTTGAGACAGAATAAAGATGAATGCAGAATCAAATTCAACAAGATTTTGCTAGAAGGCGAATATACAGCCAAAGATCTCATTGATGCATTGCTATTTGATGTCAATCAGAAGAAAGAGAATTCTGTAAAGACATCTACAAACAAACTGAGCTACATGCAAAACAGTCTCACATATCTCAATCAGCGTAGCTATGAACCATTCATAGAGTTGATTAAAGAAGGGAACACTGTAGAAGAAGCTCCTAAAATTGTTGGAGGAACAGATATATGACACATGAACAACTTTCAGAATACGTTAGTGAACAAGTCGAGAAACATCCTAATCTGAAAACAGAGATTGAAGATTTTTACAATCTCTATTTAACTGAGATGGAAGAAGGTGGTAGTCCAGAAAACGAAAGACTGCTTTGTTACAACAGTATTGAAGAATTAATACAAGAACTATGAGTTTTGAACTACTTAAACATGAAGTTGAACGAGGCTTAACTGGTAGAAATGGTGGTATTCCTATGGGATTTAACAGGTTGAATAGGTATATTGGTATCAGAAAGTCTTTGTATTTCCTTGTAGGTGGTTTAACAGGCTCAGGTAAAACTAGCTTCATTGATGATGCGTTTGTACTCAACCCTTTTGACTGGTTTATCGGTCAGAAGGAACAAAGTATCAAGTTACGCATCATATATCGTTCAATGGAGCGTTCCAGAACCTACAAACTAGCCAAGTGGGTGAGTAGGAAGATATTTCTAGACCATGGATTTATCATCCCCGTAAGCAAACTCTTGGGCTGGAACGATAAAATGACACCAGATGAGCATGATTTGTTCCTGATGTATGAGGACTATATGGGAATGATGGATGAGGTGATTACAATCATTGATGGTCCAGAGAATGCTGTAGGTATTGCCAAGGAACTAAAAGCACATGCTTTGCAACATGGTAAGATTGAGCAAGTGGATGAGTTCAATAAGAGGTATTTTCCTGAAAATGAAAATGAAATAACCATTGTTGTTATTGATCACGTTGGTCTATTGAAAACTACCAAGGACGAGACAACCAAGAAAATGGCTATTGACAAAATGAGTGATGAGCTCAGATATGCCAGAGATTTCTATGGCTACACACCAGTAGTGGTTAGTCAGTTTAACCGTGAGATTTCAAATCCTATTCGTATCAAGAATGGTGATGTAGAGCCCCAGCTAGAAGATTTTGCAGATTCATCATCCACGCAGAACGATGCTGATATTGTGTTAGCATTGTTTGATCCTATGCGATATAAGGTTGCTGATCCTTCAGGATATGAACTAGAGAAGCTCAAGGATGATTTTGGTGCAAAGTATTTCAGGAGCTTGAGGCTCATTAAGAATTCCTATGGAGAGGATGATGTGCGTATTGGTTTGGGCTTTATGGGCCAGATTGGTATGTTCAAGGAACTCCCAAGAAAAAGAGACATGACTGAGGACATCTATCAGTCAATTTTAGACAAAACGTATTTCCTAAACAAGTAGACAGTGTACACTATGGAAGTTAAATTATTCTCCACAACTCCTCATGAGAAGGATGATATGTGGCAATTAGTGATTATCCCTACGATTTCTGTAGTGAGATGTAAATCAGAACGTTATACAGTGGTAAACTTTGAGTGGTTATTTTGGAACCTTTCAATCTTAATTCATGACAAGAGAAGAGTACCTTCAACTTAGAAACGATGGTAATGGAGCTATGATTGTCTACAACTATTATGTAGAGAAGTTTGATCGTGAAAAGCATAAACCATTTCTTTCATTCAATGAGTTGTTTATGTATCTAAACATGTGGACCTTCCATAAACCTGAAATTGCTGTAGCAATTCATGATTTATCACAATCTATTATTAACAAGCTGGATAATAGATTTTCAGTGAGGCATTTGATGGACAAAGAAGGACATTACATAAAAAGTGTATGACATTAAGAGATCAACGGCAAAAAGAATTTGCTGAAACCTGGATAAGCAGTGGTAAACGAGGCATATTGTATCTATGTGCTAGATTTGGTAAGATCCGCACGAGCATCAATGCATTCAAGAAATTGAAGCCTAAAAGCATACTCATTGCCTATCCAGACAACAAGATCAGAGATTCCTGGAAAGCAGATTTTGAATATCTGAAGTATGATGATGATCATGATCATGTCACATACACTACACACCTTTCTATGCATAAGTATGTGGATGAGGTGTTTGATATTGTGGTGATTGATGAAATTCACTTACTGTCTGAAAATCAAATAGTTGCAGCACAGGACCTCCTGAAGAATAATCCCGTAGTGCTTGGCTTAACAGGCACCTTGTCCAAATGGACAGAAGAAACACTATTGCGAGAACTGGATTTACCAGTTGTTGCAGAATATCCCATTGAGCAAGCTATTGAGGAAGGTGTAATTACAGACTACGAAATCATTATTAGAACAGTTCCTTTGGACAACAGAGTTAAGATGGACTTCAAAGGAAAGATTCGTACAGAGAAGCAGCAGTTTGATAATTACACCAAGGCAATCAATTACAACCAGATAGTTGGTAGGGAAACTATGTTTCTCAGACTTGCTAGAATGCGCATCATCCAAAACAGTATTGCTAAAAAGGAACTTACCAAAAGAATATTACAGCAACACAAAGATGATCGTATTCTTGTATTTTGTGGTGTGACAAAGATTGCTGATGAGTTGGGAATTCCTTCCTATCACAGCAAGGCTGGAGAGAAAGAAGTGTTTGACAAGTTTGCTGAAGGTGAAGGTAATCACTTAGCAGTGGTGAAGATAGGTAACACAGGAGTTACCTATAAACCACTTAACATGGTGATTATCAACTACTTTGATAGTAATGCTGAAAATCTAGCACAGAAGATCAATAGATGTATGGCTATGGAATACAACAATCCAGAGAAAAAAGCCATCATATATATCATCTGTACTAACGAGGAAGTTGAGCGAAACTGGTTGAAAAAAGCTCTTGCATTCTTCGATAAAGACAAAATCAGATTTGCCTAAATCACTTGTATTTCGTATCTTTATCACACTAAACTACATAAATAAACAAGAAAAATGGCAAGTAAATTAATCGGTATTGTGGGCCCAACTGGTACAGGTAAGTCCACAGCAATCAAGCATTTGAATCCAGAAGAAACGTACATCATTAACGTAGCAAAGAAAGAATTACCTTTCAAAGGTTCTGAAAAACTGTATAACACAGAGAAGAAGAATTACAAAGAGGTAGATG